TAGCTTCTCAACAACCCCCATAGATTGAACTGCCAATTTCAAACACACTTGCTTATGAATGTCTTTTGTGCGTTCATCGTTAGTAGCTTGACGTTGTTGGACCATTGCTGGTACATCTGTCTTTGTCTTAATGGAAGTACCTTCTTCGGGAATAATATCCCAGCCAATTTTACCCCCATCTAACTCGACTTTTCTGATGTTAAGTTTTGCACCCTTGCCGTACCCTTCAAGTTTTGAATGAAGGTATCCTGTGGCGAAGAATGATGATTCTTGACCATTATGTTCACAACCATATCTGAACCATTCGCCATAACTATTCGTGCCTGTTTGGGGTGTATCGAATAGCAAGGTCACTACATGATCTACATTAGATTTGAACTTTAATGTGTTTTGTTCCATTTTTTCTCCTATTTTAAGTTAAGGTCTGTTTTAGCTTGGTCAGTAAGACTCTCACCGCTTCTTTCTTCTCTTCCACCAGTTTCTTTGGAAGCACATACTAAAAAGGCATCTCTATATTTATACCGATTAAGATTTTCCGTGATGCCGTCTAACATCTGTTCGTAGGTTCCTCTTGCGAAGGTAATTTCTCCATCGTCTCCATTACCTTCCCAGCCAAGAGTAAAAAAATAGTTAGTCATATTTTACCACCTTGCATGAATGCCGTTCAAGAAATTTGAACATCTGTTTCTGCACCCACTCAATTTCTTCTTGAGTCATTTCTTCGGGAAATTCAATCTTAAACGAACCTTGTGTTATTTGTTGTTTCATTGTATTAGATATTAATGATAATAATTGATAATGTCAAGTACTATCTCGGCACACTTCTCATTAATTGTTTTCTATCCTGTGCCGTTAATTCGCTATTTAGCTTACGAGATAACGATCCGCAATTATCACAACTATATGACTCGTACATATTAACCATTGTCGTATAGTAACCACCATTAGGTGTTAGTTCATCCGAACCGCAACTGGGACATACTTCACCATCTTCCCATAAACCCATGTTAGGATGTGACTTAATCCAAGGACGTAATGAAATATAAACCTCTTCCAAGAGCCTTACATCTTCTTCGTTATACTCAAGCATTCTCTCCAAAGCATCCCTATCCCCCTGTAGGCAATCAGTCCATAGCTGGAAATTCGTCTCTAATTTGCCTTTATTCGTGATTAATTGCCCAAGATAATCAAGTTTATTACTTGAGAATGCGAATGATCTTTTCACGACCTTTAACGTATCAATAGATTGATATGGTGAAGGTGGCAACATCCCATTGAGATGGAATCTTGTGTTTAGTTTTTTTATGTCGAATTTATCACCATTATGAGCAATTACTATATCAGCTTTATCCATAAGAGAATGAATGCCATTTAGGACCCTTGAATCATCTCGATTTTCCGCTTCCCAAGGGGTCTGAATATCACTCATCACATTTGAGTCATATAACCATTTAGCTGACCACGATAAAACATTCCAATCTTCAATAATATTATTGGGCTGAATATACTTGTTCCCAAATAGACTCCACACCCATACTTGCATGGGAGTAGTTTCAATATCAAATAACAATATCTTTGATCCACCTATTGTTGGGTAGTCCCAAGCCCACGATCCGCAATCCATACATCTATATCTTTGTTTGCCGTTACGAACACCTCGTCTATTTAACTTGATCCCACCACATTTTTTACATTTCATGCTGATGCCCCATGATCTATTATATCCCAATCCAACTCATCGAACATACTGGATGTGCTATCGATATACTCTGCCATCTCTTCGGGGGATTCGTATAAATGCGAAGCCACATCAGATATAATGTGTTCTGCAAAGTTATCAAAGTGGGAAACTAAATCTCGACCAGCTTCTTCAGATAAAATCTGTATCCTATCTTCAGCCATAGCCCTATACACACTTAGCATTTGAATGAGTAAGACAAAGCTATACCGCCCTGTACTATCCGATGCCATCTCCGTTAGTTTTTCAAAATCCATTGTTATATCCTTTCGGCATTAAGCCATTTATTGAGTGTTTTTTCCCATTGCTGGAATGTCGCATCTCCGTTGTTGTATTTGATCCAAGTAGAATCAAATTCTTCCCATAACCTTTCACGCATTTTTCTTATGTGATAATCTATATTCTGTGATTTATTAGGTATGCTTTTTAGTTTATCCAAATAAATTGCTTTTAGTTTCTTCGTATTCATAGTACTTCCCTGTTTTAATGTCGTAATTTAATTTACCTACGGCTGGTCTACCATTCTTATATTGAAATCTGATCTTACTCACATGGACACCGACATAGTCATCATCTTGAGATTTATGCCTATGGATAGTTATAATGTTATCCGATTTATTAAAGAAATTAGCACTACCCGATATATCGTATGCTGACGGAACAACTGGCTTCCTGTTTGCATCATTCTCCATTTTTCTTGGATGTGCCACAACCCAAATATGAATTTCATACATTTTTGCAAATGTGTTCAAGGATGCAAGTATTCTTGATACATAGTTAGTCTCATTTTCAGAATCTCTAAATTTATGCTCGATTGTATTCCAAGGATCAATTATAAGTCCATTTAGCCCATATCTAAAAGTAAGGATTCGTGCCTGTTCAAGTATTGATTCAACCGAAACCGAATCTTCTTGAGTGCCTATGAATTTAACATAGTCATTAAGGATTTCCATTGTATTTCTCGCAGTATCCTCATCCATCCGATTATCCCCCCAAAATGGCTTCCCTACGAATTTACCCACCAGCTTCAAAAGGTGGTGTTTCACAGGGAAATTTTCAGCTGAAAATATACCAAACTTCCACCCATGATCTTGGATCATATTGATCATCAAGGCATCCATCCACTCTGACTTACCCATATTTGGAATACCTGTGATCATTGTTAGTTCGCTTGGTGATACACGATAGCACTCATCGAGTGCAACCCATCCAGTTGAAAGACCCTTATGGTCGGGCTTATTCAGCAAGTCGATAGCATCATCCATTACATCATCAATCGTTACAACCCCTTCTATTGGATAAGGATGTGCTTCAGTTATTATGTCGATCACTCTTTCATCGCCATAATTCATTAGGACATCATTCATGTCCTTGCAATCAGTCGGGTAACTTACACGAAAACACTTCTCACGACCTATTCTACGAGATAATTCATCTCTCATAGCCTTACCACTCGCATCTTCATCCATAGCCAGTACGATAGTCTTTGCGTTAAGTATATCATTTTCAGCATCCGCAAGATAGCTAAACTTAACATCACTTGCTCGTGAGTTCGGTGAAATTGCCCCATCGGGAATACTAACAACATTATTATAACCGCACTCTACAAGAGAGAGTGCATCCATCTCCCCTTCCGTAATTATAATTGTCTCCATGCCTTTCATGTGATCAAAACGATAAAAACACTTCTCCGCATTTTTTTCTTGGCGAAATTTCTTGTCAGCAGTTCGAGATTTAATATTGACAACTTCGCCATTTTTATAAAAAGGGAATTGAATCCATCTATCCCTATAGCCTATCTTCTCGGATATAAGTGTATGCTCTGTTATTCCACGAGACTCAAACCACTCCACTACTGACTGGGGTAAGTCTGTTTTTGGTTCATCGGGCTTTACGATTGGTGGTGGTGTATATTCCTTCTTCTCGTTGATTGATCCACTCCATCCGCAATGGTGGCATTTCCACACACCCTCGTCTATGTTCACAGATAAACAGGGGTCTGAACCTTTTTTTCTTTGGTGGGAGCATTTGGGACATTTTGTTTTTTCTTGCCCATCTGATCTTCTTAGGTATATTCCATGTTCTTCAAATGTCATCTATAGTATCCTTTCTTGGGGTTATTTTGTGCCTTAGTGCCACTTTTAACAAAAATAGGTACTCATTTATACTGCATCCCATTTAAGTTGAATATTGGCGAATTTGGTCATACCATTTGGTGATTTTTTTCTTAAAACTCGTAGGGACATTAAATTCCTCGACCAAAATTTATCGTCTAATGACCATCTGATCACATCACGAACTACTATTTCGTCCCATTTATCGATGCGAATCAAATCATAGAGTGTATTGATGGAGCCTATTGTAATTGCATCATCTGTGTACCAAGTATCTTGGATGTGTCGGGGGAACTGCTCACGTTTATTAACGTAAAATTCTTTTATTATTTTTTCGAGAAATGCCTTTTGCTTTTCAGTAATGTCGGGGTTTATTGTATTGCCCCCATTTAAATTATTGGATGCTTTATTTATAGTTATCTTTCTTATACTATTACTTGTAATAGTAGTATCCGAATTTTCGGTATAGGTCTGATTGGCATCCTTCTCGGTAGGTGTATCATTTTTGGACAGGACCCCTACCAAATTTTCGGTATAGGTGGTTCGCACCGATTCATCTACCCCTACCGAAAAATCGGTATAGGGTAGCGGAATTATATACCTTTTGATAAATTTCAAAGTTTTTTCTTCATTAAGAATACAGATACTTATATAACCATTTTCTCTCAGTTCGGTAAGACAAGCAGATATAGTTCCCTTAGAACATCCCAATCGGCTGGCGAATTTAACATTATTTGTTGTACAAAATCCATTATTGCCAAGATCAGCATTAATTTCGGCAAATAGCACTTTAGATTTATCCCTTATATTATTATTGTGTCTGATATAGGATGGTAAGATTCCATTATTCATCTATATGCTCCTTCATGTATTCAAGTTCATCGTCCCAATCCTCACCATAGGATTCATCATCATAAAATGTAACAAGTGAGTTGCAACAGGAGCAAATTCCTATGACTTCACAGATATAGGAATCCAAAATTTTCTCCACATTGCCTTTGGGTTTAGCATCACAACAATCAGAAAATAATTCTTCAAACATTTTTTTCTCCATAGATTTGGGGCAGGCAAAAGGAGGTAAAACCCACCCCTATAATTATAAACTTGGAGTAACAATCTGATCGAAATAATCGCATTTTTTACCTTTTTTAATTTTACAATTTCCGATATAATCAGAATCTACCCATTGCTCAAGGTGCTTTCCTATCATAATACCCAAACATTTACCATTCGTATAATTGGCACATTCAAGTTTAGCTTGGGTGATTGGATTGGAAATATCTTGTCTGTTCATCCGTTTCATAATGTGAATATACATCCAAATATAATTAGGAAGCAACCCTTATTTGATCGGCAAGAAATTTCTTAATATTCTTTGATGTATGTTTAGATGCATAAATTTCCTTAATTTGTTGTCGGGACCTCAACTCTTCCCAACGTCTATATGCCGATCCATTTTTTCTGAGTAATTTTTTTTTACTCATATCATAATACAAATCAATTAAATCTTTATCCGTCATGTACGTCTTCATTTTCTTCTCCTTATTATTAGGGATATAACCACCATAGTTATCATCCAAAGTACGTTTATTAAAAAATATGGGTTCAAAATATAATTTATCATTTTTAAGCTTCCCTTATTGTGCCAAATCGTAATAAATATAATAGAGGCTCTATTTG